TATTTGAAGGAAAAAATATGAAAGTAAACGCAAATACAAAATCACTTATCAATTCATTGCTTGAAACAATTGAATCAGGCTATGGAAAAGATGTGGCGCACCCAGCAAAATATGCAAGAGGTGCGGGTGTTTCTAAAGCTGAAAGAGCAGGACTCCCAGCTAAACCATCTGCTGTAGATCCAGGTCGCGGTAAAACTGCAATGTTTAAACATGAAGCAGAAGAAAATGAAGACCTTCTAAAAGAAATTTCTTTAATGGAAGAAGAACTGGCCGAAATGGAAGCAATCCATGAACTTGAAGAAGGAATGGAAGAAGGTGTGAAACCATCTGCATTTGAAGAAGGTCTAGAAGAAATGGACGAATGCGGCATGGGTTATGACAGTGATGATGATGACCATGGCGGTTCAATGCCAGTTATGCATGGTGGCAAAGCCAAGGAATTGGTAATTCGTCTCGCAGAAGATATGGATGAAGTCAGCGAAGGATATGACGAAGGTTATATGGAAGAAGCTGATGAAGTTTATGAAGTTACCATGGACGAAGAAGCACCAGCCACCCCACCAGCCGCTCCAGCAGCCAAACCAGCCGCAGGTGCAAAACCAGCCGCTCCAGCAGCCAAACCAGCCGCTCCAGCCACAGAAGCACTTGTAAGTGAAGTTGCTGCGCTTAGAGAAAATCTTTCATCAAACGAGCACTTGCTTGCTCGTTCAATCTTAGCTAACAAAATCTTTGCAGAACACGATTTATCTAGAAAACAAAAACAATTAGTTGTTGAGTATCTTGATAGAGCAGAGAATGTTAAAGACGCCGCAAGAATTTACGGCAGAATCAAGAAACAACTTGTTGAAGCTGCAAAAGCTAACGTAACAGAGAGCAAAACTGGTTCACTTAATGAGTCAGTATCTCGTCAAGTTAGCCAACCAGTAAACGCTGCAAACAAAATTGTTATCGGTTCAGCCGACAGATTTAAACAATTAGTGGCAGGAAACAAGAATTCTCGTTAATTAAGTAATAAATATAGTATAGGATAACTCGGAGAAAAATATGTCTTTTACATTAGCACAATTATCAGAAGGTTTGGAAATGAATCCAAACCGTGGAACAGACAACAGACTAGTTGATAAATGGTCAAAATACGGCTTGCTTGAAGGTCTAGGATCACAAGCCAAGCAAAAAATGGCTCGCCTACTTGAAAACCAAGCTGGCGAAATGCTTAGAAACCCACAAGTACTAATGGAAGCCAACGCGCTTTCACTAGGCGGTGGTGGTCTTGCATCAAGCGGCCAAGTCGCTGGCTTTATCAGCATTGCATTCCCAATCGTTCGCAGACTATTTGCTGGTCTAATCAGCAACGAACTAGTTTCAGTCCAACCAATGAGCCTCCCAAGCGGACTCATTTTCTACATGGACTACTCATATGGTTCAAACAATGGTGGTAACGCTGGCCTAGCTCTATCAGATTCAGCCACAGCCGCTACCTACAAAAAAGGCCAATCAGTATTTGGTAACCCATCAGGTGCAGACGTTCGCTTTGGCGCTTCTGCTGCTGGTGGTATGTACGATAACGTTGGTACAGGCTACAGCAAGGTTCACAAATCTTCAACAGCCGTAGTTGTACCAGATATCGGTGCCTTCGGTACTACTGGTACCGCATGGACATCAGGTGACACTGTTGCTTCAGCCGCTGAATTCGTAGGTCTAAACGCACGTTGGGCCGATTACGATAGCACAGTCGAAACAGCAGTTGCAACAAACACCCTCGACTATTGCTTCGCTTTCTGCTCAGCTTCAGAAGTCCTCACCAAAATTCCAGGTGCAGATCTAAGAGCAGTTGATCAACTTGCAATCTTTGGCTACACCACCACAAACGGTGGCACCAACTGGGGCGATAGCTTCCAAGGTGGTCTAAACATCAAAAACCTCCGCAAGCTAAATCAACGCGGCAACTGGAACTACCTAACATCAAACTTTACACCAGATAACCTCGCTGGCTCACACGTACTATTCGTACTAGCCGTCAGCAACACTGGTGCAGTTCCAGCAGGTCCAGTCAGCATGTCAGCAGCAATTGCCGACGTTCTAGCAGTCAACACAGATGGTTCAGCCCTCACACTCCCAATCTTTGAATCAGACTTCGCCACACCACCAAGCCCAGCAATTCCAGAAGTAGAAATCAAAATTGAGTCAACAGCCGTAACTGCTCAATCACGCAAGCTCCGCGCTCGCTGGTCACCAGAAATGGCTCAAGACCTCTCAGCATTCTACAGCATGGACGTTGAAGCCGAGCTAACAAACATCATCAGCGAAATGGTTACACTCGAAATCGACCGCGAAATCCTTAACCAACTCGTTCTTGAAGCCACAGCCGCTCGTTACTACTGGTCCCGCGCCCCAGGCAAATTTGTTAACAAACAAACTGGTACCGAAGCCCTACGTTCAACAACACTTGCTCCAGGCCCACAATTCACAGGCACCGTTCGTGAATGGTACGAAACACTAGTTGAAACCATCATCGACGTAGCCAATGAAATTCACCGCAAAACCCTCCGTGGATCAGGTAACTTCATCGTTTGTGGCCCAGACGTAAGCACCCTCCTAGAAGCCACACAAGGTTACAAAGCCAACTACAAAGTAGACGGCAATGGCCAAGTTTCAGACCAAATGGCAGTAGGCGCAGAATCAGTTGGCTCAATCGCCAACCGTTTCACAGTCTACCGTGACCCATACTTCCCACGTAACAAAGTATTGGTCGGTCTAAAAGGTTCAGGCTTCCTAGAATCAGGCTTCGTTTTCGCTCCATACATTCCACTCATCCTTACACCAACAGTGTACGACACCGAGCAATTTACACCACGTAGAGGGCTCATGACCAGAGTCGGTATGAAAATGGTTCGCGCAGACTTCTATGGCGTGATCACAGTTCTCGATCTCAATATTATATGACGGCTTTGTAACCTCTCTAGACATAGAGGTTATGGTTACAAAGTAAGTAACCTCAAATAATACTTAAGGCTAGGATCAGAAATGGTTCTAGCCTTAAGCTTTTCTAGGGATGGTATTATGAAAACAGAGTATAAAAATCAATCAAATAAGAATGGTATATATCGTATTAAAAATATAGTAAATGGCAGGATTTACTATGGTAGTTGCACATCTTTTAAAAGAAGATATTTATCTCATTCTAATCTATTAGAAACTAACAAACATGGAAATAAATTCCTGCAAAATGACTATAACAAATGTGGTGCAGATGCATTTGTTTTTGAAGTTGTAGAAGTTGTGGAAGGTAGTAAAGAAGAAAGACTTGTAAAAGAGCAATTTTATATAGACCAATGGTATGATAATCAAAAAAACTGTTATAATATTAGAAAAAATGTTTCTGATACAAGGGCGGGTAAAAAAAATATTTCAGCCGCTGACCCAACTACTGATGCACGATGCAAACCTTTTAGTGAAGAGAGGCTAACCAAACATAAACAAACCTTAAAAGAAGCGTGGCAAGATCCAGAACTAAAAAAAGTTAGAAAACAAAAACATCTTGAACGTTGGAGTAAGTTTTCTGCTGATATTATCATAACCAATATGGAAACAGGTGAACAAGTAACAATAACAAGTTCTGTAAAGAAATTTTGTCGTGATAGGGGATTAAGCTATAAATCTTTTAACCAGCTTATAAAGGGTAAAATTAAAAGTTCTGGCGGTTGGTTTATTGGAACAGAAAAACCTGTTTACGTTGAACAAAAAGGACAAAAGCGAAAACCCTTGTCCGCTGAACACAGAGCAAAAATTTCTGGTGGTAGATTTGCTGGTACAAAACTTGTTAATAGCAATGGAGAAGAGATAGTATTGGATGCTAATATAAAACAACAATGTAGAGATTTAGATTTACCTTATAGTACCGTTTTAAAACTTTTGTACAAGCAATGTAAGAGTGTTTGTGGATATCGGTTAGCAGATACGATATAAACAAATTGATATTTGATTGGTTAATTGGTAATACTTCTAAAAACTCTAATATTTATTTCTGGGTATTATTATGGATTTAGAACAAAGATTACGTTTACTAATTGAATCCCATGATGAAGGCATGTGTGAGGATATTACAGAAGCTACAAGCGTTGATGAAGGAAGCAATGGAGCTTGTGGAGCTTGTTTGCTTGAGATGTTAAATGAAGGTTATATTATGGAACAAGCTGAATATCGCGGCAGAAAAGTAAAACTTGGCAAGCCGACAAGGGGCGACATTAAAAAATATAAAGTATTTGTTAGAGATCCAGATACAGGCAATGTTGTTAAAGTTAACTTTGGCGATCCAAACATGGAAATTCGTAGAGATGATCCAAAAAGAAGAAAGTCTTTT